AGGTCCAGGTCATCATCCGTGTACCCGCGCTGCTTCAGCTGGTAGATGCAGTACGGCACGATGTCGCGGGTTGGTCCGGTGCCGCCCTCCATCAACGGCAGGATTCGGGTTGCCTCGACACTGATCTGGCTTTCCGACTGCGCAGAAAGGCGGTCGCCACCCCGGATACTGCAGGTCATCACCGTAAGGCCTGGGTAGCTTGTGGGTGAGTTTTGCATTCGCCCACGCAGCGCCGTCCAGGTCGCGTCATCCCGGGCTTCCTCGTTAACGCGACCGGGTCGGTCAACGTAAAGCTCCCGAATCCTGCCCTCGGCACGCATTGGGTATGGGGCAGTCGTGCGATTGGTGAAGCCCTGAGCATCGAGAGATCCGCCCGTGTGGGCCTTCTCGATCACAGTCCAGTCGCCCGCGACGTCCATATCGCGATATTCGAATACGTGATAGGCGGTAATTTCATAAATCTGACCTTCACGACCTATTCCGCATAATCCGTTCGCGAAAGTGACTGTCCATTCGATGTCTGTAATCTTCTCCCCTTCAGGGCACAAGGCAAATGGCCCGCGATATCCACCCTGCAGGTTCGAGGGGTCCAGCGTGATCAGGCCATTCACCGTCTGCATGGCGTTGAAGCCTGGCCACCCGGTGTCGGCAGCCCCTGACGAGGTCAGGCGTTCGACCTCGATCAGACTGGTACTGAAGGCTGTGATCCGGTACCGCAGGCCACGCGGGCCTATGGTTGCAAGGCCCTGGCCCAACGCCAAGCCGACCACTGGCGAGCCGCCGTCGTAGTCCAGAGTCATCTCGGCTGGCTGCTCCGGGATGGCACTGGTGGTGGCCGTGCCGGTGACGCCCACTGGCGAGGCTCCCAAGATAGTGGTCGCGCCAGTTGCAGTGATGGCCTGGCCGGCGAACGGTGTCAGCTCGACAATGCGCAGCACACTGCCGCTCACTTGCGCCTGGAACGGCTTACCGCTGAACTGCGTATTGAGCGCAGAGACCAGCCCGGACAGGTTGGTCGTCGCGGTGTTCAGCGTAATCGGGTAGCTAGTCGCGCCGCGGAACAAGGTGAAGCTCAGCGGGGTGACGTTGAAGTCGTACCGGGTTGGCGCCGCTGAACCGGTCAGCATCGATGCCGTGCCAGGGTTGGCCGGCACTGCAGGGCTGTATGGCGTGTAGCTGTGCACCACATACAGACCGGCGTTCGCCCCTGCGACCTCGATCAGCATGCTAGGGGCTGGGTTCAGCATTTCCAGCGGGCCGCGAACGATGTCACGACCCGCTCCGCCGTCAATCACGGTGTAGGTGTATGGGGCGAGAACGCGAATGATGATGCCGTTCGACCAGTCGGCCGGGAACTGGCCTGAGCCGGCCGGCACGCTGATCGTTTCTCCAGCGAACTGATACGCCGACGCTGTGGCGGACCGGGTAATGTCGGTGGCCATGGTCAATTCCAGGCCCGCAGAGCCGCTGGAACTGGCTCCTACCTCGGGCGCATTGAACCAGTTGATGTGTGCCGGATCGGCGGACAAATCGGCGCCCGGCGGATAGATGGTGAAGGTTGCGTCCGCGCCCAGAGAAATAAGCGGGGTTTCGCCAACCTTCACCTTCGCCAGCGGAATGTCGTACTCGCCCTCACCGATATACAGCAGCATCTCCACGCGCAGGTCACGCGGCGCGACATGCGCGCTACGGGGCTGAGCCAGGTAGGAGCCATAGGTGCGCTGGTGCCCGGCGATCTGCCGCACCGGGTCGCCCAGCTTGACCTTGTTGCCCTTGGCGCTGGCATCCATCAGGGGGTCGCCCTGCTGGGTGCCTGCACTGGACGGCATGCCGGGCATCTTCGGCATTATCGCCTTGAGCACGGCCTTTGCGCCCTTAAACAGAGCGAATGTGATCGAGAACGGGTCGGTGCCTTTCGGCTCGCGGTAGATCTGGAGCAGGTCAGACGGCTTGAACTTCACCTTGTGCCACAGGTGCTGCTCGATCACCTCATCATTGAGGACAACGCTGATCGGTGGGCTTTCCCGGCGCTCATATGAGGGAGCCAGGGCCTTCAGCCAAGTCTCGATGCTCATCCGGCGGTCGGTCTTCCAGGTGCCGAGCGGCGCCGTATCACTCAGCTTGTTCGGGTAGAACTCGATCACGGTAATAGACCACCTTGGGGTGAGCGGCTTCGAACTCGCCGGTTGTCCGGAGGCAGGCGCCCCCGGGGTTTGTGTCGAGCACCTTCAGCCGGCCCTCGCTCAGAAGGACCGTGCCGACATGCAGAAGAGCTTCGCCGCGCAGAACCGCTGCAATCGCGCCGGGCTCTGGCCTGCACTCCTCCATGACCTTGCGCAGCGCGCGGTATGCCTTCGTGTTCGCGCGAATCTTGTCCTTGCCCACGCCTCCCAGGGATGGCAGCAAATCCAGCCCGAAGAACTCGTGCCGGATCGCCCGACACAGCCCCCAGCAATCGAAGGCAATAGGCCCCCGTGCACCCTCCCGATACGGGGCGCGCATGAATTTCTCGATCATGGTCAGATGTACTTCAGGCCAGGTGCCAAGGTGGTGGTCAGAATGGTGCGCAGACCGTTGGTGTTGAGCAGGTCGTAAAAGCCCGCTGTGAGCTGGGCAATTTGCGCATCCGGGTCATATTCCCTGCTGAGAAGTGTCATGCGGTACCGCTCCTGCGGAAATGACAGGTCCTCAGCCAGATATCGTCGGAAGGTAATGATGAATCGGTCGCCGGACGCCTTTGCCTCCTCAACGACCTCCTGTACCTCGCCGGTCACGTTGTCCAGGCCCAGAACGATGTTCTGGAACGCACTGTTATCGTTTTTAGGCAGGGCGTTATCCATGGCCATCGCGATGAAGGTCAGCGTGCGCCCGTCCTCGGTAGTGCAAACCCTGTCTTCCCAGCCCGAGCAGTAGAGGTGCGAAACAGTGCCTCCTTCCTTCCTGGCTTCGATGGTGTCGACAAGCTCGCCGCGCCCAGAGGCATAGCACTCTTCGATCAGACTCATCCGAAGTACCTCGTGTACCACTTGTCCAGGCTGCCAGAGAGCTGAGAATTGAACTGGTCGAGCGGCATGCCGACCGACACGCCGATGTACTGGTCTTCAGTCAGAACAGGGCGGATCTTGAACTCCAGGTCGGCTGAGAAACGCCAGCGTTTGATCTGCGCAAGCTCGCCGCCGGTGTACATGCCCTTGAAGTGCACCTGATGCACCTGCAGACCCAGAGGCGTCTGTAGCGGCATCTCAAACCAGTCAAAGCCCAGGTTAATGGCCCAGGTGTGCCAGCCCTCGAACTGTGCCGCCTCTTCCGCACTGAAGTTGAAGGTGAACCGTGCGGATGTCGGCGGCTTCCTTGTCCTGATCCGGTACCGCGTCCGCCCGGTAACCATTGGCGTGGCCCGCATCGGATCAACCGTGCTCAAGCCATACCCCTCCTGCAGAGGAAGTGGCAATTCTGCCGGGTATTGAATCATTGCCATTCCTCGTTAGGTGCCTTGTCGGCGGACAGGGTATGCACCCTCGTAGGCATCCACGACTTGCCCGTAGCCAGAAGAGAACTGGCTGGCCACTTCCTCGACAGCCGCCTTTACGATCACGTCGATATCGCCGTTCGAGCGCTGGCGGGTTTCGACCTGGCTGTTGGTGTAGTTGTGGATGTTGATGCTTTGCTGGATGCCAGAAGCACTGGCGGTGCCTGACTGGCTGCCGGATCCGCCGTACATGCGCGCCGCAGTGATCGGCGTGACGTTGCCGGTGCGCAGACCTTCTACCGCAGATACGCCGCCGAAACGCCGGATATCAGCCTGCGACCAGACCACTTCACCCTTGTGCACCACGCCAGCCGGCTCGTACTTGCCGCCCGAACCGGTATAACCGCCTTCGGAGAAGCCCTTGAGCAGCGCATAGGCCGCGACCAGCGCGGTGCCACCCACAGCAGCCGCGGCGCCGAACGTACCTATCGATGCCGTCAGCGCAGCCGGCGCCCAGGAGGCCAGCGTCTCGGCAGCTGCCGCGAGGTTGGCGGTCAGTACGGTGCCGATCGAGGATAGGCTGCTGGCAGTGGTCACCGCGTCCGTTGTCAGCTTGGCGGTCGTCTTGACCCCCTCCGCTGCCACCGTCTGCGTGGCTTCCGTCTGGATGCCGGCGAGTTTCAGCGCCTGCATCACCAGGAAGCGCGCAGTGATGTCCGCGAACGCACTGAGCATCGAGTTGGCGATGGTGCCCGCCAGGTTGCCGAAGGCATCGCCCAGGCTTTCCGTGCCTTTGATGATCCCTTGGATGCTGCCGGAGATGGACGACGTAGTGTCGCCAAGAATCGACTCTGTAGCCGCCCTGGCCTGCTCGTTGTAGTTGGTGGCGATGTCGACGTAGTTCTGCCAAGACTCCGACACGCCGATCAGCCACTCGCCACGCATTGCATCCTGCGCTGCGTAGTAGTTCTGCTGATCAACCATGCGTGTGGCCAGTGCCGCACGCAGGGCCTCGGTCTCGCCCTTGTAGAGGTCTGTGTTCTCGGACGTCGGGTTCTTGATCTGGTTATAGTCGCGGGTCAGCTTATCCAGTTGCTTCTGATAGTCCTGACGGATCTTCAGATCTTCCTGGAGGCGCCGGCGTAACCGGTCGCTTTGCCCTGCCCCAGCCAGTTCAACCTCTTGACCCTCGCGCGAAAGCTCAAGCTGCGACTGCAGGTTCTCCCTGAAAGCCTTCAGCTTCGCCTCGTTTTCAAGCCGAGCCTGGGTCAGCTGGTTGGCCTTCTCCAGCTCAGCGTTCTGCTTCTGCTGGGCCAGATTCAGCTCAGCCATCGCAAGAACTTGCTTCTGCGACGTGGTGAGGGTCTTTTTCTCCTTGAGGTTGGCGATCTCGGTTTCGAGCTCGATCAGCTTCTTGGCTTCGGTGCCGAGCCTTTGCGTCTGCTCGACCTCCCCCGCTATTACGCGGCTCTGCTGCTGCAGCACGGCATAACGCTGGCGAGCCTCGTCCAGCATGCGCTGGCCGGCGTCTTCCTTTACCGGCTTGGTAGTGCTCGAATCCTTGTAGGTCGGGTTGTTGCGGATGGCCTTGAGCGCCGCCTCCTCTTCCTGCTTGGTGATGACGTAGCCGGCAGCGCGCGCTGCGTTTATGCGCTTCTGCTCATCCTCGAGCGCCTTGTTCATCTTCTGCTGCTTGGTGAAGTTCTGTTCTACGCTCCTCTGGAAGCCTTCGTATGCAATCTGCCCTTCGCGCTGGATCCGAGCACTCTCTGCGGCGGCACGAGCTGACTCTTGCTCGGCCTTGGTTTTTTTCTCAAAACCGTCAATTTCCGCTTCGATTGCTGCGATGCGAGCCCTGGTATTGTCATCCTCGAAGCCGGTATCGAGCAGGCTCTTTCGGTATGCCAACTCCTGACGAAGCGCAGTCAGGTCAGGCCCCTTGTTTGACTCTCGACCGATATCGAGAATTGCGTCCCATCCAGCCTTGGCGGCCCCAGCCAGGTCGTTCCATGCTTTTTCCAGCGTACCGAGGTTCTGCTTGATTGTCCCAGCCCTCTCGGTCAGGGCCTTGGCATATGCCTCCTCAGCAATCGAAGCAGCCGCCTGGGTGTCTCCCTGCTCCTTGGCCGCGCGGATCTGCTCGTAAACAGAAGCAGTTAGGAAGTTGAATTTGTCATTGAGATCCGCCACGGCCTTAACAGGGTCTTCAGCCAGCCGAGCAAACTCGGCAACAGTGTCAGAAACGGCCTTGCCGGTGGCCTTTTCGAACGAAACTGCAGCTACCGCAATCTCTTCGAATCTATCGCTGGCGATCTTGCCAGTGGCTGCGATCTGAGCCAGCGCCGCTGCTGCACCACCAGTTGTACCAGTGATGCCGCCAACACGCTCTGCCATGGCGGCAAGCTCGGTGGTTGTCGTGCCAGCGGCATTGCCGGTGGTCACCAGAGCCTGACGAAATGCATCCTGCTCTTTTGATCCCTGATAGTACGCAACGCCAAGAGCAGTAACGGCAGCGGCAGCTAGGGTGAATGGGTTTACTAGCCCGAGCACGTACCCGCCCATGGCCTTCGCAGCGGCACCAATGCCGCCGAACGAGTCTTTAATCTGAGAGCCTTGCTGCAGGAATACCGTGAGCGGGGCCTGGCCGCCCTGCAGGCTGATGAAGATGTCGGAGAACTGAGCGGGAAGCATACGCAAGGCGGCAGCGTTCTGCTTTGCGGTGTTGCCGGTGCGGTTCAGGCCATCATCGAAGCCGGTAAGGGCAGCGCGAGCCTGGTCGATCTTTCCTTGGTACTGCGCGAAGGTGTCGGCATCAAGGGCGCCGATCTTCTTCTGCTGGGCAAGCTTCCGTTCCTGCTCATCCAGCCGGTTTAGCGCGCGCGTGGTTGGGTCGATTGCCGCAAGAAGATCATTCAGGCTCTCGGTCTGCGCCTCAGTGGCCACCTCTGCCTGACGATTGGCGACTGCCACTTTCTGGGTCGACTCGGCCTGGTGCCCTTGATTGGCCGCCAGGACCATGCTGCCCGACAGCAGGCCCTGCTCTGCCTCTGAAAGACCGGTCGCAACGCTGGCGAGGTTGCGCTGTTCCTGCGCGGCCTTCACTGAAGCATCGGAAATCGCCAGGATCCTGGTCCTGGCCTGCTCTGCTGTTTCGCCAACCACCTTCTGAGCATTCGACACACCAGCAAGCGAGTTCAGCGACTCTTGCAGCTTGCGACTGTATGCGTCATAGGCTGCCGAGTTGATCTGGCCAGAATCTCTGGCCTGGGCCAGCGCGGCCTCCTGGGCTGCCAGGTCGTTCAGCTTTTTGGTTAGCGGGTCAATCTTGCCAAGAAGGCTATCGAGCTCTTTTCGCTGGCTTGCAGCGGCCTTTACTGCAGCCTCAACGCTTTTGGTCGCTGCGTCATTCGACGATACGGCCTTGTCGTTGGCGGCCTGGACCTTTGCCAACGACATCGCCAGGTTCGAGTAGTCGCCCCCGGACTTTCTGAGCGTAGAGCTTGCCCTCACGCCAGCCTGCTCCAGCGCTTCCAAGGCCGACCGGATGTCGTTCACCTGCTGTTCAGCACTGCGCCCATCTACTTCTAGTTCTAGGCGGGATTTGAGTGCCATATTTTTCTCCGGGCAACAAAAAGCCGCCCGGAGGCGGCTATGGAATTTTTTCGAACGCCTTTCGGTCAGGCTGCAGAACTATTGCTGATAATCGAAGACCCAGCGGTTTGAGGATGGCTCTGGTTTTTTGAAAACAACCCTCCACTCGGATGACCAAGATGGCATATTTGAAACTTGGGAGATTTTCCACTCCGAGGCTGCGTCCACCCTCTCTAACACATACTGATACGCATCTCCTTCCTCTTTTTTCTTCCGGTCCTCTGCGCTAAGCGTCGCCCCCTCGTCCGGGGCAGTCGTATTGCTAATGTGGGCCGCTACCACAGCGCGGGTATCGGATTGCACGTCAACATTGGTTATTCGACGATCATACGTATCCGGAGCTTTCGAGCAGTTCCTGTATTCATAGATATCTGGGGTAGATAGCTCTGACATCTTTGCAAAGTATGGGGCGGCATGCTTCATGCGGGCCTTGCATTCTTCGAGATCCAAGACTGCCACAGCATCTTTTAAACGCCACCAGGACTTCACAGTCATATCAGGCGAGTTTCTACTGATTTCCGTGCGTTCAACAGCACTGATTGCCTTGGTCAAGCCCTCTTCCTGCTGACCTTTCTCCAGGCAGCCCGATAGGAAAAATGCCGCCAGGGATACCGCCAAAAATCTCTTCATGCCGCCCTCCTTGTTGATGGCGGCAATTTACCATCAAGAGGCGTAGTAGCGAAGATTCAGGTCAGCTTCGGCAGCCCCGCAGCCTCTTCCAACCTGGACAACCGGCGCTCAAGAAGCTCATCTGCCTTGCGCTTTTCCTCGATCATCGCTTCAGGCGAAAGCGGGCTATCGTCTTGCGCCGATTCATCGTCAGTCTGGCCCTGCTGGTCTGCCATAGCTCCTCCGTTAATCCTCTTCTTCTGCCAGCGCGGCCTCATCCAAGGCGAATATCACCTCGTCGACGAGCCGCCTGGGCAACGGCAGCGGGTGCACCTCAAGCCAGTCAGTGATCTCGCGGGCTGACAGCCTCAGCGGTTGCACTGCTGCAGCGCCTACCAGGTAGCGCCGGCCGCGCGCCGTATTGCGGAACGCGTTGAGCAGGCTGCCGGTTATCACATCCAGCTCAGGCTCTTCCGGTACCGCAATGCGAAGCTTCTGGTAGATCAGGCTTCGCTTTGCGGTTCGCTGGCCCCAGGCCCGCTCCCATTCGAAGCGGGCGACGGCTTTCCCGTGATCTCGTCCTGCTCTTTCCGGTTATCGGCGGCAATGGCCGCGGCACGGCGCAGGACGAAGTAAAAGAAGTCGGAATCACCGCGCAGCATCTCGGCGCAGGTGTTCTCGCTGTAGGCCAGGGCCTTGCCGTTTTCGTCCTGGGCACCCTGCCAGTCTTGGACGATGAACGAGGCCAGCAGCAGGCAGTGGTTGTCGTGCTCGGACTTCTCGCCCTCGATCACGCCCACCGCCTCCTGGCCGAACTGTGCGTCGTTGCGCGCCAGCCGGCGGCGCATGCGCTCCAGGGCGATCTGGTACTGCTGGTTGTCCAGCGGCATCAGCAGAACCTTGGTGTCCGCATCGAACTCTTCCCAGCGCGCTTCGGAGCTCTTGGTGGTATCGATCTTTTTCAGCTTGAGAGCCATGAATCATCCTCACGCCACGCCATAAAAAGGACCGCTCCGGGCGGCGTTTACCCGGAGCGGCCAAGGTGATGCGGTTAGGCGGTGACAGTGATCGCCGAGGTGGCGGTCTTGGTCGGGTCCGACACGCTGGTGGCGGTGATGACTGCCGAACCAGCGGCAACGCCGGTGACCAGGCCGGACGAGTTGACCGTGGCGATCGACGGCGCCGAGCTGCTCCAGGTGACGTTCTGGGCTGCGCCCGATGGAAGTGCAGATGCGGTCAACTGGCGGGTCGCTGCCACCGCAATCGAGGCAGTGGTGGGGGTTACCGACACACTGGTCACCGGCACGAACGGAACCCGGGTAATGGTCGGCGCCTGCTTGGCCACGGTGTAGTTCAGCGTGACCTCGATCAGTTCGCGCTTGCCGCCGCTTGGCAGGTCGCCGTCGACCTCCAGCGCCGGGAACGACAGGTCATAGCGGTTGCCAAGGCTATCGATGATCGGGAATTCGACCGCGACGGTTTTCCGGGTGAAGGTGTTCTTCCAGATCTGCCATGCCAGCGGTGACCAGGCCAGGGTGATAGAGCCGGTGATCGCCGCCTCGGTGGCGATCTGAGCTCCAGGCCCAAGCTTGCCGTTACCGATGCAGCGCTGCGCCTGCAGGCTGTTATCGAGGTTGACGGTCAGCGCAGATACACACGCCTGACCCTCCAAGCTCTGGCCATCCACCGTGATGGAGCCGACGTTCTGATTGCTCATGAAAGGCGTGGTGGTCGGCGGGTTGGTGGTCGCTACGGTGTTGGTGTCGCCATCGGCGTAGTCCAGGCCGGCCATGGTGAAGGTGGCGGTGATCTTGCCGTCAGACGGGATGTCCAGGGCGAATACCGAGACGTGCATACCTTTGAACAGGGCGTATACGTTCACGTCGTTGAAGTTTTTCGCGACGGTAAAGGTCCGCCGGGTGCTGCCTACGGTCAGGACGTCATCGTCCCAGGTTCCGTAGAAGGCCGCTTCCAGCAGCTTGTCGAAGGTGCTGTAGGACAGTTCGCCTACCAGGTCGCCCTGGATATCTGTGCTGGAAACGACCGAACCCTGACTGATGCGCGATTCGGTGATTTCGTCGCTGACCTGAGTGTTTACGGTCGGCGAAAGGGTGTTGCTGGTCAGGCGCAGGGTATCCCAGTCGCCTGTGGTCGGGGTGATGCCGGGGGTTGCCTCAGGAATGAGGTAACTGGTAACGCGGGCGCCAGAGGACATGCGCATGTCTCCTTTCTGCGGGCATAAAAAAACCCGCTCAAGGCGGGAGGTTCATGGTCTTGCTGGTCAGCCGGCGCGGAACCGGACGTTCACGTTGATCTGGTGGTAGCTCTCGAAGTCGCCCACATCCTGCTGGGATGCCTCAAGGCACTCAATATGGCCGCTCTGCCAGGACTGGAAGTGCTCAGACAGGGCGTCGGCCAGCTTGTTGATGGCTGACAGCCCGGTTGATCGGCGGCAGAAGCACTGGATCACAACCTGACCAGGCCGGCGGTAATGCGGCTTTCCTGCCATGCCGGCGAACGCGGCCGTCGCGTACTGGATCTCGAAGGCGCACCAGAGACCGGTTGCGGGAGGCTTGAACACCCCACCATTCGGATATTCGGCGTTCGGGTACTCAATCCGGCCCTGCTCTATTCCCGTGAATGAAGCCATCCGGGCTGTGAGCGTCTTGCGGACTGTCTCGAAAGGTACGGTCATATCAACTTCTCGGTGACGGCGATGAAGGAAATCCCGTACACGCCTTTGGGTGCCATGCGGCTGTATCCGTCAGGCGTGATCTTGACGCTTGGGCCGCTCGGATAGCCGCCGAACTCGATGATCTCGCCGTACACGCTGTTGTTCTGCACGAAGACTGTGCTGAAAGGTTTCAAATCTGTCATGTCGGCACGGGCCGCGCTTCGGGTCTCGGTGCCGAAGATGTCCAGCTTGGTGTTGACGCTGTAGTCCTCTGCGCCTATCGACACGATGTTGTTGGCCATGTAGTTGCCGCTGTCGATCGGCGCGCGGACTGTGATCTCCTCGACCAGCTCGATTACGATGCTGCGTTGCATCTCCACCAGGTCTTCTTCGATCTGGTCGGCGAACAGCACGGGCGACAGCGACCAGCCGGCCATCATGACCTCCTGAGTTGCAGGCGATAGGTGGCGGATGCTGGGTCAGCCCGGGCCGTCTTGACTTCGTAGGTGAGCTGCTGCGTACGGTCCATAAGGTCAGGCGCGGTTACCTTGTGACCAACAGCAGGCACATCGGTTATCTCATTGGTGAGAACCGTCAGGCGGAGATCGCCGACCAGGATGTTGATGTTGTCAATCCGCCGGTCTTCGTAGCGAGACAGCACGCCACGGCCCGTGTACGTCACTGGCTGCGCCGTGCTGACCTCCTCGACCGGATCCCAGTCGCCAGGCCCCATGTACTCGCCAGTGAAGTCAACGACCGCATCAGCCAAGTCCGTATCAAAGGCCTCGGCTAGGTCGGCCTGTAGATCGTCGCGAAGCCCCATATCAGCCCCTCACGATCTTGGTCTGGCCACTGCCGTTCAGATAATGCGCCAGCAGCGCCAGGGCGAACGACTCGCCCGCACTGATGGTGCGCGATGATTCCGCGTAGGTTTTGCTGCTGGACACCCCGTCAGCGTTGACCGACTTGGCCAGTACACCGGTTTCCTTCCTGCCGTAGATGTTGCCCGCCGCAGCCTCTCGGGCGATCTCGGCGCCTGCCTGAATCACGTCATCCGGTACCGGATCTAACTCAGGCAGGCCGAGATTGGTGAGCCAGGTGTTGGCCATCAGCACCGCCCGGGCCTTCTGGTCGGCGGGCGCCCAGGTTTGCCCAAGCAGGGCGTCTACCTGCTCGACGGTGATGTAGGTGGTCATTACTTGGCCTCGCCCAGCAGCTTCTGGAGGTCTTCAAGGCTGGCGTCAGGACTGAATTGCACGCCCTTTTCGTTTAAGGCGGCCAGCAGCTTTGCCTTCAGCTCGGCCTCTTCGGCGGCTTTCTTCTCGGCAGCGGACTTCCCAGCCTTCGAGCCTTTGGCCTCCTTCAGCGGCTCTGGGTGCTCGTAACCATTCGGCGCAAACCGCGCATCGATGATCTTGTAGCCCTTCTGCCGAAGCTCAGCCTTTCTATCGGCGCTCACGGGGTGTTTCTCGTAAACCACTTTCTCGCTCATGGCGATCTCCTGAGGAAGGCGCCCCGAAGGGCGCTATACCGATTACTTGGTGGCGTCGCCGATAGTGATGACGCCGGCCGAGGCCTTGATGCTGTTTGCCACCAGGTCCCAGTTGGTGCCGGTGGACAGTTCGGCGTTGGTCGGCGACTTGCCGCCGTTGGCGGTATCCCAGGTGTAGCCCTTGAGGCCAAGGCCGAAGGTGTAGTCGGCCTGCATGGTGGTCTCGATGCGCTCCTTGCCGTTGGAGGTCTCGATGTTGGTGATCAGGTCGGAACCATCCATCACCACCGCAGCGCCGTCAGCCAGGCTGAGCACCTTCTGCTTGTTCGGGGTGCCGGCCTCGTACAGCGCAGGGGCGTCGGTGATGATCACAGCCTTGCCGAGGATGTCGACCACCTGCACACCGGAGAACTGGAACAGGCGCTCGGCGTTGGCGAGGTTCTGACCGACCAGCTTGTGGTACATGGCACCGGTCATGACCTGGGCCACCAGGCGCTGGGAGGCATCACCGAACAGGGCGTGCGCGTCGTTGATCGCCACATAGGTCACGCCAGCAGTCGCCGACACGTCGTTGGTGGCGGTTGGCTGGTTGCCGATGGCGGCGGCCAGGGCCGAGATGGCGGTGTTCAGCTGGTCCGACATGATGGCTTCGGACAGGTTGCGGCTGATCACTTCCAGCGCTTCTTCCGGGTTCTTCTGGATCCAGGAGAGCTGCGAAGGCTCCCACAGGATCGGGCCGAATCCTCCGGCGATTTTCACCGAGTCGTACTGCTTCTGAGCCAGCGGGGTGGAAGCCTGGTTGCCGTTGGCAGCGTAGCGATCGACACGACGCTGGGCGCCGTGAAGGCCAGCCCAGAACGATTCCTGCAGGAAGTCGCCGTCGATGCCCTGGGTGGTAAGGCGAATGGCGCCGGCCGAGGATGCGTTGAACTTCTCGACGTCCTGGGCCAGGGTCTCGATGGTGGTGCGCTTGAGGTATTCGTTGAACACCTTCATGTTCGAAAGGGCCATTGGGCCTCCTTATTCGCTTGCGGTCAGGCCCTTGATGGCTTCCAGGCGCTCTGCCTTGGAGCCACCGAAGTTGCCCTTCGTGGGTTTGTGCTGGCCAC